TAACCCTCCATCGGCAGGTTGAAGCGCTTTGCAAGGATGTCATTCCGAGCACTGGGCGATTTTTCGGCTCGTTCCACGTCCAGCTGGTAGGTCTCGTAGCTTACGGTCTTGCCCAGGTTCGGGTTTGCCTTCAGCCACATCTCCGGCTGACCAACTTCCTCAATGCTGTCCAGCTTGTAGTACCAGATGGAAACGTGCGGATTGATGTACTCCCCCTTCAGGATGCTCAGCAATTCCATTTTGATGTCGTCGCCGCATCCGTTGCGCACCGTGCCCTCGCTGCTTGCCGCAACGATCAGGTAGTTCTCGTTTTTCGCCGCGCCCTGCTCAATGGCACCAATGGGGTCTTCTCGGATGTCACAGCTCAGCCATTCGTCCACGGTCGCCACTGTGTCGCGCCTGCCCTGCAGCTTTTCAATGGTCATGGGGCGCACTTCCAAAAGGCTGTTGGTCACAAAGTTCTCAATGCCTTTTTTGGTACTTGCCATCTTCACACGGTCTGCTTTCGCGCCAGTGGTGTTCTGCAGGCTGCCATCGGTCATGAACTTCAGCACCGGCCCCTTTGCCCGTGCCAACGCAGTGCGGAAGGGTGCCAGCACTTCATCGGCCTGCTTCATAGTAGGCGCTGTGGTCAGCTGCTGGGTGGTGTTCGTGTTGGCGGTCATAAAGTACGCCTGCAAAAATTCCAGGTACATGGTCTTTGCGGCCGAACGTGTGATGATAAGATACTGCTTCGTCACCAGCCGCTTCTTTATGCGCTTGGTCTCGTAGTGTCCGCCTGCCCCGTGGGGGTTCGGCACATACACGCTCCGCTCCACAAAGTAGTACCAGCCAAAGATCTGTTCTGCCCACAGCTTAAAGCTGTCCAGCATCTTCACATCGCCGCCGTCAGTCAGGGTCAGCTCGTCCTCGCAGAACGCGATAAAGCCGTTGATGGCCTTATCGTCATAGTAGATGCCCGGGTTTGCGATCAGGTCGTCGATCCGGTTCATCTCCATGCTGATCTCTCTGCAAACGGGGATCTCCCCGCGCATCACGGCCTCCCGGAACCGGCCGTAGTAGATCGGCGTCGCCGTGTTCGAGAGTGCCATTTTGATTTTTCAGCTCCTGTTTTTATTTCTCAGTCTCTACTGCGTTGGCCTTTTCGGTCAGCATCTCGGTCAGTTCTGCGTACTGTTCATCGGTCAGCTTGTTGGCAGCATAGAAGATATCCAGCTTCTTTGCCATACCGGCGGTCTGGCCGCGCTCGATCATGCGTTTGCAGGTGTTATAAAGTGCCATAGTAGTCCTTCCTTTCTGTTCATGCGGTTGTTTCATCATCGGTCACGCCCAGCTCCAAAAGAGTTAGGCGGTAGTCCTGGTCAAGGTTCAAAGCGTCTGCGTCGGCCAGAGCGGATTGAGTGGATGCTAACTGCTCTGAAACTTCCGTCAGCGTCATGTATCGGTAGCCCACAAGCGTGCCGGAATATTTGCTGGCCGTTACGGTGCCGTCGCTGGCAAAAGTGACTGTGGCACCGCCTGCGGTCGTATACTTGCTGCCTTTCACGACGCGGGCAACAGCTTCCACGGTGTTCTTGTAGTCACTAGAGCTGCTTGCATTCCACTGCTCCTTGATCTCGATATAATCGATGTCATGGTCTTTAGCGGATGTGCCGTCGCCCTCAGTCCAGACGATGCAGGGAGTGGCGGCGGTGCCATACTTATAGCCCTGAATGCAGGTGCTGCCGATATCGGCACTGAGGACGGTTATTTTGATCTTGCGGTCGCTGGCGGTGTATTTGAAAGTAGCACCAGTTGAGCAGATCGCGGATATCGCATTGTTCTCTCCAGCTTTAAAGCTTAAATCCTTATCAGGAGAAAACTGGAGCACATACGGAGAATTAAAATTCTTCGGAGTGATGCGGATGAAATCCATACCTTCAGGAATGGTGGCTTCACAGCTTATGGTGTTATTCCAGCCCCAATTGCCTGCAGAGATTTGCGTGACAAAGGCCAGACGTTCGGTCGGCGCGCCAGCTTTTGCGACCTGCGCCTGAATCTCTGCCAGCATGGCATCCACGGCTTCTTTGGCCGCAACGGCCTGCCACGTCCCATCCCCGCGCAAAAATTTACCCTGTGCACCGGCTGCGGGTGCAGGCACAAGGCCCTCTTTGCCAGCCGCGCTGGCAGTGGCGGCGGTCATCTTGGCGTAAGTGTGGTCAGTAAAAACAGCGTTGGCCGGTACATCCTTGCCCAGCGAGTGAGTGCAGGCCACCGGCTTGCCACCGCTGATATATACCGGTTTCGTCGCACTGCCCGCGGTTGCGGTATCGAGTTTGACGGCACTGTTGGCCGAGCCGCCCGCAGAACCGGAACCGGCATAGTTGTGCGCGTGGATCTTGGCCGCAAATATGCTTTCCGCCTTGCTCTTGATGTACGCCCACAGCGTACTCATGGGCCTGCGGTGGAAGGTGGTTGTGCTGGTGCCGCCGCCAACGTACTGGCTCACATAGTAGTCCGCATCAGTAGGGGTCGAAGCACCGGTGGTCAGCGCGTTGAGCATCGTGTTCAGGTCATCGGCGGTCTTGTTTGCTTTGTCAGTCAGCTTTTCATCCACCTGCGTGCGGGTGTAGTAGTCGCTCATGTTTACCGTCACCATGCTGTCACGCCAGGCATTGGTGTCGCGGTCCCATACCCAGATGCTGTCCGTGGTGCCCACCACAGCCCACCAGCCGTTTTCACCCACGGGCACTGCAGCAGTCAGGGCGTCTGAGGTCTCATACCAGCCCTGCGCGCCCAGCGTAATGGTGCGCACCTGCTCGAAATATTCCTTTATGGCCTGCAGGTATTCACCGGATTTTGTTTCGCTGCCCTTCGCATTGGATGCGCTTGTGCCTGCATTGGTCTCGCTGGTCTTTGCTGCGCTTGCCGCACCTGTGGCAGTGCTGGCCGCGCTGGATGCTGTCTGGGCATCTTTTTTTGCGGCTGCTGCACTGTCAGCAGCTGTGGTTTTGCTGGTATTGGCATCATCTCGCGCCGCTTCGGCTTTCTTTGCGTTGGCCTGAGCACTGGCGGCGCTGGTACCCGCATTGGTCTCGCTGGTCTTTGCTGCGCTTGCGCTGGTGCTGGCATTCGTTTCACTCGTTTTTGCGACCTTCGCACTGGCCACGGAGTTTGTCTCCGAGGTCTTTGCCGCACTGGCCGAACTGGCAGCAGTTGTTTCGCTGGCCTTTGCTGCCTTTGCACTGGCGGCAGCGGCATTCACAAAGGTCTGTCCGTATGCCTCCACTTCCGCCTTCAGCGTCGCCATAAAGTCCCGGATCTCAGAAATGTCAGTTTTTGTGTCTACCACCAGGCCTTCCAGGCATTTTGCCTTGCCAAGCGTCGTGTGGAACGCACAGTTCACCATTCCGCCAGTGGTAATAAGGCCCACCACAATAAAGAACACATCGCCCTGATACGCTACAGCATCCGCCGCCACAATCCAGTCAAACACCACCGCATTGCCTTCAGTGTGTTTGCTCGTCACCGTGTAATAGTTTTTGTCACCGTTTGCATTCTGGTAGTTGATGCGCAGGTCAAACTTCGACATATCGTATCCGCGCCATGTTTTGTTCATTCTAAATCGGATGCGGTTCG